TTGGGGGCTGTGACAGTGATCTCTGCCCCTCGCCCCTCCAAAGCCTCAACACGCTCGTCAGCGGCCCTGATGCGGTCTCGGTACTGGCCCAGAACCTGCAGAATCGCGATAATCAGCTGCTTTTCATTCATGCCGACAGGCTTTCAACCAGCGTCAGGATCTGCGCGTCCTGCGGATCCATTTCTGGCTCGCCAGGCACATCATCCAGCGCACCGTCTTCCTCTATCTCCAGCGCCTCGTCTATGTCGAAGTCTTCCACCAGAATACCGCGCCGCTTGATTTCCCTAAGCAACATTCCCCGCGTGAGAGCGCCAACCCGATACATGACCAGCAGAAGCTGGTGGTCCGCATGTGAGAGCGCGGCTAGGCCGAAGTCCTTGTTGACCGTGACGGTGCCCCCCTCGGGCAGGCCAAGATACTCGGCCATGAAGCCAAGAGCTGTGTTGATCCCGTCTTCTAAGTTCTGTGCCAACGTCCGCAGCGGCGTGTCCATAGCAGCTTGGTCAAGCGCGTCTGAAGTCGCGGTGATCGACCCGGTGCGGGGCATGACCATCTGCATTCCAAGCGCCTGCATGCGCAGTTCCAAGTCGTTCAAATCGTCACGGCCTGCACCGATACCCTCAACCGGCGCCTTTACGAACTGCAGGGTCGCTTCGGCCTTGTCGGTTAGCAGCGCTTCATTGGTTGACGACGTGACCTCTTCCGCCGTGAAGCCGGTCCCAAAGAGCAATGGCACCCTGGCCTTGTGCAGAATGTTCCTCTGATCACTGGCCGACTGCCAATGCGCAATATTCAAATCCGCCAACGTCTCAAGCGTCACCTTGCCGGTAAAGAAGCTCTCGCGGTTGGCATATACTGGCGCGATGGTGATCTCGGGCACGTTCACGAAGAACTCTTGATCAACTGCCCATCCAGTTTTCTCGGCCTGCTTCCAGATCTGGACGAAGACCTGGCCCTCCCAACGCTCCAGCAAGCGAATGCAGTTGATTTCGGAGATCCTGATCTGCGATAGGTGCGTCTTGCCGCCAATGTTTTGGGTCTTGAAGCCGATGATGTCTTCTGCGCGCACCATCGTCATATAGGGGCGTTGGTTCATCCGCTGCTCGTCAGCCAGGCTCAACTCGACGCCCTCACCTACGCGTGGGGCATCGACAAAGATGAAGCTGACACCGGCGTCCACAGCGTCTTCCATAACGCGCCGCGCAACGTGGTTTAGGCTGTCGCCCTCGTTGGTGATATTGTCTTCAATGTCTGCAATCTGCGTTGGCACATCGTCGTTGACCGTGACCGGCCTAGAAAAAACCTTGTCTGCGAAGTCCTTTGTGGCCTTATCCAAGCCGGTGTATAGCCAGCTGCGGTCAAGGCGGTTCTCATAGTCAGCATCAGTTTCGCGCTCTTCCTGCGGCAGGTACTTCTTACCCGCCTTGCGCATAGCCGTGACCCCACCACGCAGGGCTCGCACCTTCATGAGGGCTTCGTCCCCCATTCGGGAGCCGTATCCTGGCGTGGCGATAGCGTCGGTCATAGGTTGAGCCTGAATGTCGAGACGCCCGGCTTCTTGATCGGCATCTCAAATGCGACCAGATAGCCAGCTGCGTCATTGCTGTGATCGAGGCCAGACGTTTTGTCCGGCTCCCCGTTTTTGTCGTATGCCTGCTGTTCAAGGCAGCGCGTCAGAACCGGGCACTTGGCGGCGTTAATGAACAGCCTGCCATGCTCGAAGCCCGCATTCATGGCCAACACCCGGTCTTTCACCTTCGGGTTGGACGGGTTGTGCTTTACCGCAAAACCCTCGGACTTGAGCAGAGCCACATCCGAATCCGATGCGCTACGGCTTGACGATGACCGTTGGCGTGTCCCGGCCTTCTGTGATCTCGTCCACAAAGTGCAGGTCGCCGTTCCGCCAAACGCCCACCTTTGCCGCCATCTTTCCGACGTTGAAATCCATACCGATCAGAAGATGGTCGCCCTCTCGCACCACCTCTTGAGAGCCGCACTCAGACCTTACGAAGCACCGATAGACTGTGCCGCTCGTGAGGTTGACGAAATCGCCGTTAAGATATGCCCTGATCAGCTCCTGCGGGTACGTCTCGACCAGAGAGTCGATGTACCCATCCGGCAGAAACCGCTCGTTCTCGTAAGTGCTGGCCTGCACCATCGAATACTTGGGCGTCGGGTTGACCGCAAAGGTGTCATAGACGAACCGGAACCCTTCCGGCGTGGTTGTCACCCCTATGCAGTTCTCGGCGCCTTTGATCTCCATGCGCAGGCGGGCGATGATCTTCCGCCAAGCATCCAGCGCTTTCTTCGGTGCCAGAATGTCAATCTCGTCAACATGCCCGCGAGCAATCTTGAAGCCCACAATCGCGCCAGGGTCATCCGTAGATCGGCAAATGACCGTGCCGTAGTAGCTACGCCCCCGGAAGAGATCAACTTCCTTATCGGCCTTCTTGACGTTGACGCGAAACCCCAGCCTATCGGCGGCCTCATCCATAGTCGGCCAGTAGGTGTCTCGAATGTCTCGATAGGTCGGCGCGAAGTAACCTTGGACCGCCCCAGGATGCGCTCCTGCGAAGAGGCAGGCATCCAGGCAGCCGACGTATGTCTTCCCGCTTCCGAACCCTCCGACGAATGCCTTGAACCGCGTGTCTAGCCCGCTAAGGAAGACCCCCTGCGGTGCGCTAACCGTTAGATCGTGTGACACGCACGTTGCCGACCGGCTCAGCTGCGTTGATGTTGATGTTCAGGCTTGGCGCCTCATCGTCAGGCAGCCCGCCGAGATGCTTCAGCATTGTATCCAGCGCGGACTTCTTGTCTGCCAACTTCAGCTTCACACCCGCCTGCGTCAACGAAACCTCGGTGATTGCGGCAGCCGTGCCGTCATCGATCTGGCTGGATGGCACCAAGGCAACCGGATACATGTTCAGTCCGTTCGGCTCGAAACCAGGCTCGTCCGGGTCGGTTGGAGTAGACCCCCACTTAACCGCCTTACGGATGTCCGCAAACCCGATCCGCGCCAACTCTTGTAGCACCCGGTCTTGTGTGATCTCAGTTCTCTTTGCCCGCTTTTGGCAGGCTTCTTCGATCTCGGACGCCACTTCAACGTTCTTCAACAAACGCTGGCCTTGCGAGTATGCGGTCTTCTCGCTGTATCCCGCGCTATTGCGCTTTTGCTTTCAGGCTGCGCGACAGCAGCGCCCGTCTCGGTGTCGCCTGTCGCTATCAGCCAGTCTGATATTTCTGTTTCGCGCGGCATCGTTTCGTCCCGCCTCAAAGACCCAAACTCGGCGCAATGGCGTGGCGAGCGGGCCTATCTGGCCGCGAATGGGGACCGCATCGTCTGCGGTGAGGTGAACGCTAAGAACTCGTTCGGCGGGTATCCCGGCTTTACCCATTTCTATATCCGCTCTTCTGGCGGGGTCGTTCAAGTTGCGCGGGTCGATAGCAACACCGATACTCTCGTCTACCTTGCCAAACGCGGTTGCGATATGGCGGCGCAGGGGTCTATTCCTATCGGCTAGATCTCAATCGAGTCGCTCAAACAGTGTACCATGATTTGCGGAGTTTCTGAACGCGGGACGGAATTCTCCGCGCGCGTTCAGACTGATCATAGGGATAGTTGGCCCTACGGGATCTGTCAATAGCCGAGATCGTCCGCCGCAAGATCCAGTGCCACTTGCAACATGGAACGGTGATCGTGCCCCTTTGGCAGGCCAGATAATGGGCGGTTCTGTTCGCATACATGATCCACCACATACGCATGATCTCGGGGCACGCTCTTTCGGGCAGCGGCGTATCGGCTGATCGCGTCAACTTGACGGTCAATGTTTGCGTCTGGCTTGGGGCTGGCGTCCACCCGTTCGCCGGTCTGGTCCGGGCTCTTCTGGGTGGCCTCAAGCGCATTGCGGATTTCGCAGCCTGCCTGGTACTGCCTCATGCTGAGAAAGGGTTTGATGCGCATATTGCCGGTCTTCTTACATTTCTCCCCCTTAAGATACTTTTCCAACCAGTCAACGCGGCGCTTGCGGTGCATCCCGTTCTTGTCGCCTTCTACGGGCTCAACCTTGGACCCGTCGCGCTGCGCTGCGGTATTTGGCCCAAGATCACCCTGGACCTGCATCTGCACCGGCTTATATGGCTTGCGCCTCATGTTTTTACCCTATCCTGCATGACGTCAGATGCCGGCCAAAGGGCCATCGGCCCTCCTACGCACCAGCAATCTCGCAATCAGAAAGGTTCTGCAAAGAAGATGCCGCCAATGACATTGATCAATTCACCGGTTCCGTTTTCGCGCTTGCAATTGCCTCTGCCGCAATGTGCGCGCAATGGCGGGCTTCGTCAATGGTGAGGCCTTCATCCACTGCGGCAATCACTTCGCTCAGGATCGTTTGGATGAGACCCTCTTGTCCCTCACAGCGTGAGTCGTCTGCGGGGTACTCAAGCGCCAAGATCATCATAATTCAAACCCCCGGCTGGCTCATGGAAAGGCCGCCAAAGACAGCCGGGGGTGATTTGGGCAGCGACGGAAATGCTGAAAGACCTGCCGCCCAAAACTCTGTGTGTGTGATTTTCATGTTCCGTCTCCAGTCCTTCAGCCTGTGTGGTTTGGAGACCATGAAGGTTGCTTAGGAAAGTGTCAACAGGCTAACTTACCCGCTTCCACTGGTACATGAATCCCCCAGCGCTCTTCCTCTGCTTGCGGGGCACAGCCAAGCCTCTCAAGCGCAATTTGTTCAGCGTGTGGCTTGTGCTGTCCCGTCTGAGGCCGACCGCCTCAACGACCTCCGCAACCGTTCGCCACCGGGCGTTTAGGGCGCTCAGAACAAGGTTGTCCTGGGCGGTAAGTCCGATCTGGCTTGGTTGGGGTGAAGCTGGCAGCCGCCCCTTGTGGCCCTCCGAGGCGGCTAGATTTCGCCACTGAACCCCAACGGCAGATTCAAACGCGGGCTGGTCCATCAGGCCCTCCACTCTGGAGAAAACGGGATATCATAATCATCATCCATGCCCGGCGTCGGCCCGTGCGATTGCCGCGAGTACCCGCCGCCGCCTTGGTCGTCCCGCTTGCCGTCCAGCATCACCAGCTCGCTGCGATAGGGCCTGAGAACAACCTC